AATAGCTATGTTCATGTTCGCGGCCTTGTCGGAAGCCCTTTACGGTAAGCATCAGAGTTTTCTCTTGCCTCTCCGTAATCTTTTAATCTTTCTAAAGACCTTAAAAATCTTTCATTGTATAATTGTTGCAAATCCTGCTCTCCCTTCATGTATATATTAGCTTCCACTAAACTTCCGTATAACATAGCATTTGGCGCATTTTCGCTTAACCATGTTGTACCGCTGTCACCAACCGTTGCACTAGTAAGGCTGATAGGTCTGTAAAAATAATGTAATTCCGCAGTATAAACTTCCGCAGGGGTTGGTGCTAAAATAAAGTTGTTTATGTCAAAATAAGCGTAATATTTAGGAACACCTGTAGCATCTGTTGGATTTACAGATTGAATGTAATTAACATCTTTTTCTAATAAAAATTCTTTAGTAGTACCATTTAAAACAGACAAACTAAATGACGCTAAATAATCCGAAGGAACTTGCAAGTACGGATTAGTCCCCGTTCCCGACGTTACACCCGTTACATTTTTTCTAAAGTACTGTAGATCTATTGAGTTCAATATTGTTTGTTCGGCGCTCTGTATAAAATCATCGATATTAGCCACAAACGAGGTTTCCGTGTTGTCCGTATAATTTTGTATAGCAGCTTTTAATTGTGCGTATGTATAGCTCATGTTGTTACCACCTTTACACTACCTACGGAACCCGTTCCTGGGAGATCGTTAGGAGTTAATCCATAGTCATTTCTCATTCCTACAGGATTCCAACCCCATTGAATACTTCGTTGCTCAGTTAAATTTTGTTCTGGCCTTGGATCTTTTAAAGCCTGAGCATCAGGTTTGACCCTAATAGGATCTAATTGTGGTTGTTTTGGTTCCCATTCATCTTTTCCAACTAAGAAACCTGTCCATTCTTTTCTCATATCTTTTAATCTATATCTAAATCCAGAACGGTCTGAAATTCCATAAGCCCATCTGTCACTAGCATATTTAGACATTATTATAACCTCTTAGGGAAGGAGCGACATGAAAAGAAGCCCTATCTCGGTCTTCTTCCATTGCCCTATCCATCTCTTCATCATAAATACCTTTTAATAATTGTATTCTATCAGGAGCTTTTTTTATAGCTATATAATAAGATAATCCTGCCGCTAAAGCAGGATAAAACCTAAAAGGAACGCCAATAGTATCAGTATAAGTATCCGCATCGTATAATCTAGTCAGAGCATCATAATATATACTATCCGTAGAATTATCAGGTAAAGGCCAAATTTTTAAATTAGGAGTAATTTGACGATCTAAAAAGAATTGAGTAGGTCTCCCTGTTGTGGTTTTAGAGGGTATATTTAAATAAGCATCTCTACTTATTCTTTCTAATGAATAATCTGTTCCGTCTCTTCGAACTACAAGTGATAGTATATCTATAACATCAGCATTTAAATCATATTCACCATCATTTTGAATAACAGTAAAATTTCTTTGCGTTATAGTCCATTGATTTAAACCTCTGTTAGCCCAATCTGCAAATAATAAATTCATAGACCTTTTTGCAGTTTTTAAATCATAACCAGTTCTTGCGTCTAAACCACAACGCTCAAAAGCTTCTTCTATATATTCAGAAACATCTAGTTCAAAATCTTTTGAGTTTGATACAGTCATAATTTACATTTCCCTTTGACTATCTGCATTTCCATCTTTTTCTAGCTTGACGAAGCCGACTGTTGGGGTCTTTAGCCGCCTTCGGAAACTTTTTCATTTGTCCAGCAGACCTAGCGCAATAAGACTTTCGTCTCTTCGCATCCTTGCTACCTTTCTTAACTGTTCCCGTAACCGCAGTCTTTAACTTTGATTTTGGGTTCTTTGCTCTATACGATGCAACACCAGCTTTTGTCATTCCCGCCCCACTCTTAGTAGGGCGAAAGTTCTTTTTATTTCTCTTTGGCATGTTATCAGCCATAAGAACCTCTAAGCGTAGAAGATCGTTGCAGAAGTTGCATTAACAGAACTGTAAGTAAGGAACGCACCGTTTGAAAACACCATTCCATCTCCAGGTATATCTGGATATTCAGCACCTACACCTGCTGGAGTTTGATACTGCATGAGGGCTGTACCAGTTACAGAAGCGTTTCTAAATGAAATTGTCCCACCTGTAGCAGTGCTAACCAAATAAATACCTTTTATTCTACATCTTCCAGCAAAAATAGTAGCTTGTATTGTAGCTCCAGAACCCGCTATAACTGTTCCCGCTGGATCACCTACTGCGGTAATCTGAGTGACCGTTGCAAATATTGATGTTCCCGTTGCTATTCCAGAGTTTCCGCCTGTAATAGTTTCTGCTAGACCCACTCCGTTTGCATTTGTTCCAGTAACTGTAAAAGTTATTCCACTGTCATTACCACCAGAAGTAATAGTAACATTTCTAGGACTATCAAAAGTCACAGAACCACCGCTTGCTAACGCGCCAGTTATAACTAAGTTAGCGTTGTTTCCAACCTCTGCGCTTACTGAAATTCCGTTCGGATCTGCGGCTGCTGATACAATAAACGTGGCTTGTACATCGCCCATATTATTCTCCTTCAAAATGTAGGCGGGGACGTATCCCCGCCAGATTAATTAACTAGTAGCAAAGACCGAAGTACCCGCCGCCGCACCAGAACCTGAAGACGCGAGACGCGCTTCCGCTCTCCACGCAGCTCCACTATAAGTAAATATTATGCGGCTTCCAATTCCTGGACCCGCGTTGGTTAGACCAACTGCATTAAGGAAATCATGGCTAGTGCCATTCGCTACTAACACTGCGTTAACATTCGCTAGTACAGTAGTGTTCTTGTATATTGCAGAATTTACTGCAAAGAACTCACCCGCAGTACCAAACTTCATAGTCTGTCCGTTAGAAGCAAGCACGTTGTAATCAACAATAATTGAATCGCCTTCTTCGGAATCCGCTTGAGCTGGTAGCGTTGCTGTAATCGCGTTACCATTAGCTGGTGTAAGATAGTGAGTGTTTTTTACCAGAGGTGCTGAGAAACCGTTTGCCATTTGTAAAATGGTTCCCGTTGCTGCAACTACACCCGTTTTATTAGAAATACCGTCATCTACTTTAGCTGATTCACCATAGGTTGAACCCGTCGTAACTCTTCCGGTTGTAGCGTCAATATCAATATCTTGAAATCCGTTTTGGGAACGAACTGGTCCGTTAAAAGTTGTATTAGCCATGTTAATCTCCTTGTCGTGGCAAATGTCAGGCGCGGAATGCGACTGTCAAGGTGGTTACAGGTTACACTACCTCTTTGTAAAAAGAAAGAGTGCAACCTTTAATTTATTTTTTAGCTTCTTCAGAAAGAATTAAACCTAATATGGCACAACCCAAACCTACAAAAACTAATTCCCCAATTCCTGTAATTGTTCCTATAGCAATTACACCAACGCCAATTGCGCCCCATGAAGAAGGCTCAGATAGTCTATTTATAATCCAATTCATTTTTTCAATCCTTTTTACAATTAATAAAAAAAGGCGACCAAAGCCGCCTTTTATATTCTTTTAACAAGAGCAATTATTAAGCTCCAGGTGATCCATATACGCAACGTGGGTCACTAAATCCGAAAGAATAACGCTCACGGGCTTTAAACCGCATGTTACCTGTATCGAAATCAGCTTCCATGTTAGTACGCATTGGAGAACGCTCAAAATGCTTAAATCCGTTAGGAGCATCTGTTTTGAGGAAGAACGCATCAGGATCTGTCAAGAAGTGATTGACAGTATATCCTTCAGAAACCATTCCCATGTTTTTAACTGCGTTGATGTCATTATCAGCAGTTGATGGGCGTAGTGTGGTTTCTAGCAAACGATCTGCAATAAACTGTAGCTGAGGTGGAATTATTAATTTCATACCACGAAGAGCAACAACCATGTTCCTCTCATCTACAAATCCTGCAACATCAATTAAAGCATTTTCTAACGAAGTTTCGTTAAGATCTGCTGGAGTTGTTGGTTCGTTTGCAAACGTACCGCCACCATTCAAGGGATGCACGCGAGAGCAAAGCTCTACACCATCACCGCCAGTAAATGCAGTATTAAAAGCATTGTTTAGAACAGCCGCTGCTTTAACCTGCTTAGTGTGCGCCATAGATCGGGCTAATGCCTTAGTATAACGTGCGCCAAGTCGGTCATAGAGGTTGTCCTCAATTGCTTCCTCAGTTAGTGCGAAAGCTAGAGCGACGGTTTCGTGTGAATAACGAGCAGTGTATGCTTCGTTAGCCGAGTCGAAACCAACTCCTGCGCCTTCAGTTTTGGTCGGTGCGCTTCCAAAACCAGCCAACATTACTTCTTCTTCAAAAGCTCTGTCTGATGATTCTGTATCAAAGATTTCCGCATGTTCGTTATCATAACGATCATATTCCATCCCGAACAAGGCGTTTAGACCAGGTTCTAGTTCTGCAACTAGTTGTGAACGTGAAATTGCCATAACTTAGTCTCCTTCCTATGCTAATCCAGCGCCTTTAAGCCCGAATATATGATTTTCAATTACAACTTTGATATTGGCGTTAGCAGTAGCTACATCACTATTGTCAGGGTCTTGAGAAATATCAATTGCCTTTAACGGTAAATTAGTTGCTGTTCCACCAGTAGTTACTTCTAACTCAGAACCTGAAACACCACTTTGTGTGCTTCCTGCTGTAGTATAGATAATATCAAAGTTACCGAATAGATCTGCGATTGGGAATATTGCATCCGATTGAATTTCATAAACAACCATAGGGTCATCAATAATAAACGCAATAATATCAGCAGCATTGGTACTTGCTGGATAAAAGTTACTAAATGTTACCTTACCAGTAGTAGGGTCTGTGTACTCACAGCCGTTAAATACACCAACTATTGGTACCTGTCCACCGTCAGCATGTATTGCTACAGTACCTCCAGTAACTTGAGCTACCATATCGCCTTGGAAAATTGATGTATTATAGTTAGCGGCGATTCGATAGCGATTTTGGCCTCCTGTGAATGGGGTTCCCCCGATTCTTCCAATAGGACGTAGACCAAAAGGGGCATCTTGATTTGCCATTTTTACTCTCCTTTAGAGTTTTCTGAGCCTCGTTTAGATCCGAAGCTTACAGATGATTGACGTTGAGGAGCCATTTTGGGCATGTTGGGATTGTTTTCACGCATCCAATCATTGTCCACGGCATCCATTTGATTCTTTGAAGCATTAAGATAATGCTCATTCCGCTGTTTAACCATTTCAATAGGGATACGAGCTAAAACTAATCCGCCTACGCCTATAACGCCTGCGTTCCTTCCCTCATCTACTGTTGGTCCAAAATAATCGGGATGCTCTTCAGCGCGAACGAGTTCCCAGCCTTCCTGCCGTTTCTTATGAACGTTTGTTTTGTCATCGTACTCTAATACAGACTCACGAATCCACCTATGTTTATAGCCTATTGGAGGCTCTGGAGCGTTTAAAGCAGAACCAGGTCGCCACTGTTGAGGTCTTTCTTGGACCTCCCGCGTTGTTGTATCGCGTGAAACTCTATCTGCCATTTTAATCTCTCCTATTTTCCAGTCTAACAACTTCAGCCGCATATTTATCCAGAGGTATTCGCATTTTATTAGCAAACGCCACCTGACCCTTAGTAAGTTCTACTGATTGTTTCCGTCCTTTTTTTATAGACCGACCGTTTCCAGGCGTAGGAGTGACAACTTGGACGTTTTTCTTGTCACTCTTAAATTTAGTTGGCATTTCAGATCTCATTCTTTTATCAATTTCTGAATAATAATCAGTTGATATAGGATCAAATCCTTCAGTAACCATATCTTTGTGAAGTTGTTCAGCGACAGCAGTCATAACTGTGTCCCCTCCATCTCCAAACCATTCATTTTTAGCTCTCCAACCATTCAAAAGTGTGGCATTTTCAGCAGCTCTTGCGTCATTTACTCTAGGTTGAGGATTCTGCGCTCTAGCCTGCTCTTGCTGTCTGTAGTACGCCTGTTCTTTTGCTTCACGAGCAGATCTGGCTTTTTGAACCCTAAGACGTTCTTTTTCTATAGCAATTTGAGAAATAGCTGATTGAGCCTCAGCAACTTTTCCGTTGTCTCCTGCGTCTAAAGCTTCAGTTAAAGCTCTTTTTACGTCATTCTCTTGAGAACTTACACGCCCTTCATATTCAGATAAATATCCCTTATCTAATCGAGCTAACTTGTTTCTGAGAGTCTCATTCTCTTGTTCTTTTTGTTTTGCATAATTTAAAGCGGCAACTGCTTCTTCAGAGGCTAATTTTTGTTTAGCAGTAAGCTTGTTAATTCTTTTCTTAACACCTTCGCTATAACTAGCTAACTCATCTTCTTTTGGTTCTGCCTTAACTTCTTCACGAACATTTGTTCGGGTTTGATCAGAATCATTAGATTCTTCAGCTTCAAGATCTATTTCTACAGACGTTGTTTCATTAGAAACATCATCTTCAACAATTTCTTCTTTAATATTTTCAGCCATAGACATTTTTCCTGTTCTCCTTTGCTTTATACATATGAAATATCTTCGGGGTCAAGGATAGTCGCAATAATATTGTCGTCATTTATAAGACGAACCTCTAAACCTTCCACTTTAAACCTATTTCCAGCATATCTTCCTATTAATACCCATTTCTTTTCAGATGCCCAAGCACCGCTTGGGAATTTCTGGGTATCTGTGTAAGCGTCAGGCCCAAGTTTAACAACGTAAGCCGCCACAGTTGCGAAGGATTCACGCTCTCGAACAGAGTCTGGAACTATTACTCCACCTTTAGTTTTGGAGCTAGGATAATATGGGATAATAAGAACTCTATAACCAGTTGGCTGGGGTAGGCGTTCTATTACAGAACTTTCTAGATTAGAAGGATCATCTTCATTTTTACTCTTCTCTGGCTCTCTAGAGGCTCCTCCACCAAAGGCAGTTTTTAGTGCTTTTGGCATTTCAGGTTCTTTTTTATTTGCTAAGGATCTTGCGACATGTTCAGGAACATATAATTTTTTAGTCATCTTCTAACATTACACCTTTCATCGCGGTTTTAATTTCATCTTCAATAAAGGCCATTCCGCGTAGTTGACCTGCAATATACCGATACTCATCAAATGAGTTAATCGAACCATCAGCAAGCGTGTCTTTAACTCTAGATATACGCTCGCGAATGTTTTTTAATAAGTAGTCTGCTAAATTTATTGCGTCCATAATTTAGGACAATATACCATGATAAAGGAAAGGCAAGTACAATTACCATCTATTTCTTTTTAATGGTTTTTTTAACTTTTGATTTAACTTTAACTTCTGATTTTGGTTTCTCAACCCAAGCTTCATTTTCTGGTGTTTTAGGATCGTCTTTTACAAAATGACCCTCTTCAGTCCTTGCTCTAACTTTTACTGTTTCAACAACTTTAACAATATTTTTTTTAGCTGCTCTTATTTGTTGAATAATCTTATCTCTTACAGAACCCATTGTAATCTCCTTTTAATTTGCTTTCTGTCTGGCATTAAGAGATGCTATATCTCTTTGAGTTTGGATGCGATCTTCTGCTATTCTTGTTTTATCTCTTAAAGCATTTTCAGAAACAGAAATTCGTTGTTGATCTATCATATTATCATTATTTTCTTTTTCTTTGTCAAATTCTTGCCTAGAAAGAAATTCGTTTTCTTTGCGTTGTAAATCAGCCGATTTTATATCTAATTCTTTATTCCTAATATCCACAAGAGGATCAGTTTCTGGAGGAGTTTCCATAGATTGTGATAACTGTTCTACAGTATCTGCTATTATTTGAGCCGCAATCTTATCTACTTGTGGCTGTATTTGCTGCATCATAGCTTCCATTTGTTGTGGATCTTGCTGAACTTCAGGAGGTATTCCTTGCATAATTTGCTGCTGTGCTTGCTCTTCAGACATTAATCCAATGTGTTCTTGAACATGCCCCTGTAAGGTCATAATAGCATTTTGGTTCATTTCTACTGCTGGAGTAGACATAATGGCTAAATGAGTCTCAATATGTGCTTGATGATCTTGCCCTGTAAATGCCTGCAATGGAACGCCTAATAAAGAGTTTTGATTCTCTTTTGCCGCGTTAACAGGTTGAGGCTGTGGGGGTGCAGGCAGTAACGCATCAATATTGCTAACACCTAAAGCCTCGTACATTTTACGATAAGCTTGGTATAAACCTTGTGGGCCACCATGTATCTCTGGATTAGATTGAACTAACTGCAACTGTGTTTGAGCTAATGCAATTCTTTGAGACATAGAGAATATGTTTGGATCGCTAGTAGGAACAACATCAACTCTACCATCAAAGTCTTGTGCCTTAACTTCTGGACCAACTTCATTTGAAATAATATAGGGATATGGCTCTACGCTTTTGGCAAACACTTGAGCTAATAGCTTAAACTCTAATTTTTGAGAGTAATGTAGCCTTTTATGGATAGCAGACATAACTTTTGTGCCGCGCTCCATAATAGCCATAGTAGTCCCAACAGGAGTATCACCCCCCATTTCACCTACTTTTAGGTCTGCCATAGACGCAAATCTGCGCCCTGCGTCTACGAGATTACCTAAAAGGTTGTACAAAGTACCTGAAGGCTCTTTAAATGGTAATGGCATAAGCGCACCACGCAAATCACCGCTAACTACATCTATATCTCTAAATTCTCCAGGCTGTAGTGGCTCATCATCATTTCTAATTCTAGCGCCACGAGCCTTAAATCCAGCAGGAAGATTCGCTAAAGTTCCTGCATCTATAAGCTGTCTTAAAATTGAAGTGGAAGCTTGAGCTAACCCTCCAATCATATGAGTTAGCCCCAACCCATAAAAACCAAGACCTGGAAGAAACTTGTAATGAACAAAGAAATGTTTTTGTTTCTTCATTGCGTCTTGCTCTTCGTAGTTACGCCTAATAGATAATACTTCGCTAGTATCCTCTAAAATTGTTACGATATAAGGCAACTGTAAACCAGTAGGCTCACCCACTTCATCTATATCTTCAAATCCGTCTAAATCTAGGTTTAAATGTACTTCATATAAAGTTAACTCATCTGAGCTATTAGTTGGATGAACACCCTGAACATTGTTAATAGATTCTTGAACTTCCCCAGAATCGTCTATTCCAGAAGAAGGTAAATCTATGTCGTCACTATAAAAACCTGCTAATTGAAGCTTTTTAACTTCATTGGAATTCATGCTAATTCTATGCGTAACTCTAGGAGAAGATGCTATATCTGATACTCCGTATGGAACAATTAAATCTTCTGCGTGAACAAAGTCAGATACAGCTCTGTTTTTTAATGGGTTAAAATAAATCTTTTTAAATGTAGAACCAATAATAGGTAAGTAGAATAACATTTGATCTAACTCTGGATCATATTCTTCCATCTTACATGTAATCATATAGTTCATGTACTCTTGAACTCTCTCAGCTTGCTTAATAAGAGCTTCAGTCTCTTCGCCAAATACCTGTACTCTTACTGGCCCTTGGGCTGGTAATAGCTCCCTGTAGGCTTGGGCTTGGAATTGAGTAACAGACTCGGCTAAAAGAGGGTGAACAATGCCAGAGGAGCCTTCAAATGGCTGAGAACGCTTCTCGTCCTTCATGCCAAGAAACTCTATACCTTTTTTATAAGTGTCTTCCCAATCTTTCCTTGAAGACAAATCATCATCGATAGAACCTATTAAGTCAGACGCTATTGTTCCTAATTCTGAAGAGTCCATAGTATCTGCTAAGTTTCCGTCAAAAGGAATGTCTATAGTAACAGTTTCTTCTTCAAATTCACCCACAATAGCAGAACCATCTTCCATTTCTAGGATTCCAGGTCCAATTTGCATTTCTTCTATTTCAACAATCGCTTCAGGATTTTCATCTAAAGGAAGAATTCCAGGCATACCACCTGCTCCCATATCTCTCTCAACAGCCATTGTTATCTCCTATATATAAAGTGTTGGGGCAGAAATTGCTCATACCACTTTTCTCTCCAAAAATGGGAACAGACAACAGTTAGTGGGAGGACTCACCTGTTGCACTCTACCCCAACCTCTTTGCGCTATCTAACGCCAATAAACTTAGTTCCTCTTAGTGCAGCTCCACCGCCTCTAGAGTTTCCTGCGCCTGTTCCGCCTGTCATAGGAGCCTTTTTTAGATTGTTAAAAGACTCACTCATTACACCTGTAACTGCATTTTGCTTATTGCCATCAGTAGGTGTTTTTATTGATTTTTTCTTTTTCATTAGTTTACTCCTTTAAATTTTCCGCCACGGCCTTTCATAACGGCTTTACCAGTACCCTTCGATTTTGGCGGGTTGTGAATAGCATCTGAAACTGAGTCGAAATACATATCTACATATCTAGAGGCATTATCTTCAGGAGAAATTTCGCCGCTACGCATTTTTTTACTCAAAGCTTTTTCAACAGCCGCTTGTGATTTAGTGTTTTCCCCAGTTTTACTTTTCAGTAGCACATTTTTTTTGTGAGCGTCCGATTGATAAAACTGACCGCCAGTGTCCGACTTTTTAGCTTTGTAAACTACCATACCACTAATCCTTTACTTGTTCATTGCTCGACTTTTTCCACGACCTGGCATTACACAACCACCGCCCTTGTACTTCTTAATTGGACCACCGCCTTTGTATTTCTTAACCATACCGCCGCCCATCATGCCTTTGCCCGCTCCACCTTTGCTGCCACCCATCATCATCATAAGTTTTTTAATCATACCTGCTTTTTCTGCATCCATGTCAGTAGTGGCATTTTGAGACTCCGTGTTAGCCATATTTCGTTCAGCCATCATTTTTCTTAAACGATCTACATCTTCGTCACTAACAGTTTTACCTGCACCAGCTCCCGTTGAATCCGTTATCATTTTAGCTTGTCTAATACTGTCTGCCATATTTGCCATTTTTATCTCCTAATAATACTCTCTTGAGCTTCTAAATTCGTTGTCATCTTCGTCATCATAGTCAGTTGGGGTAACAATAAAACCACCTTGTCTAAAACGGAGTATAGCCTGTGTCATGCTATCTGCCAAGTCATCATGTTCGCCATTAGGAAAAGAAGCACATTCTTCCATCACCTCATCCGCAAAATTAGTCTCAGGACACCACACCATGCCACTCTCAAATACAGGAGCGCAGGAGTGCATCCTCGTAAACTTATCAGCACCACGGCTCGGAGTAAATGGTGTTACTGGAATACCCATACGCCTTAATTCTTGCGTTAAAGGCATTCCTGAACCTTTTTGCTCTATGAGAACCATATCAGGGTCATACAATTTGTAAAGTTCATTTGCCTCTTCTTTTAGCTGTGGGAACTCCCAACGGCCCTTAACAGCGTCTAAAAGCATGATATGCTCTTGATCTGTCTTAGGTTCAGTGAATATTCCCCATGTTGTAACCGCAGAATAGTCGGCTCTATCGCTCTTACTAAAGGCCGTATCATAGCTCTGAATGATGTAATTACACTCAGGAGGGTCCTCTTTTTCCCACTTTTGCCACCATTCTCGCTTGATTATCGCCCCTTCTTCGGCTGTGGGGTTCTGCATGTACTGTGCGTTCCACTTTCCCACAGGAATAGACGCTTTTACCCCCTCTAACTCCTCTAATTTCCAGTATTCAGGCCATAATGACTTACCAGAGGGCATAATTGCGGGAAATTCTACTATATCCCACTTATCAGCTCCTTTTTCGCTCTGTTTAGCCAAAACTTTTGCCGTTAAGTCCCTAATAGACCACCTAGTCATCACAATTATGATCGAACCACCAGGCTGTAAACGCTGTCTAGGGCCAGAAGTGTACCATTCGTAGATACTATCAAGCGCAGTAGCACTTAATGCGTCTTGCTCAGACACAGGATCATCAATAATGGCTAAATCAGCACCACGACCAGCTAACGCACCCCCAACACCAACCGCATAATACTCTCCACCCGCGTTTGTACTCCATCGACCAGAGGCTTTAGCATCAACAGCAAGCTTAACGTCAGGAAAAATGTCCTGAAAGTCCTCATTCTCAATCAAATTCTTTACTTTTCGACCAAAACCAACCGCCAACTCCGCCGTGTGAGTTGCTTGAATGATTTTTTTAGTAGGATCACGTCCCATAAGCCACGTTGGGAACAAAAATGATGCGAACTCACTCTTTGTGTGACGAGGAGGCATGTTAATTATAAGTCTTTTGATCTTACCATCAGCCACAGCCTGCAATTTTTCAGCATAAATCTTATGATGCGCCCCCTCAATAAAATCAGGCCACACATACTTAACAAAAGACATGAAATCTTTTTGTTTCTCTTCTCTTTCGTCTAATTTATGAATTCGCTCCAACATGGGAGCAACTTTCATAAGCTCTTCGTCAGTTAGAAACTGCGAAAAGTCTTCTACACCGTCCATAACTCTACCCCGTTAAGCTACTTAAAAACCTTTGTGTCGCTGAAGCTAAACTATCTGTTACAGCTCCACTTGTAAGAGGATCTACCCCCATTGCGCCACCTTGGTTCGCAAAAGTAATTGGCTTGAATGTCTCAGTAGGTTCAGTAGGAACTCTAGGAGGCTGTCTAATTCTAGCAATAATCTCGTCTAGAGTTTCTGTAGGTGTTTCATCTTCAGTATCATCATCAGTTGTATCATCCTCAGTTGTGTCATCATCTTCACCTACATTTTGAACTGGGACACAAGATCCACCACTTAATACATAACCCGCTGGACATGGATCATTAGGAGCAGGAGAATCATCAGAATCAGGGCCAGGTTTGAATGAGTCGCCTAAAATATAATCATAAAGAGGGTCTTTTCTATCAAATTGATGAGGCATAATTGCATGACCTTTGTATTCAATTACCTTATCACCTTCCATAATAACAACACCAACATACTTACCTTTATGCTTGCCTTTTTGTATTCTAACCGCTGTCGCTGTTTGACCCGCTTTTAAGTAGCCTCTTTTATCTCCATCTAGTAGGTCAGCTTGGAACTTCATGTCTTTTTTAACTAATCCTATCATAAGCTTATCAACTAAGAATAAAATAGGGTGAGCTTTAGAAGCAAAACTAACAGCGTCACGAACCCAACCTTGGTTTCTTATTCCATCTCTTAGACGCTTCAGAAGTTCTTTTTTAGTTTCTTCAGGATAATTACCTTTATTTAATTCGTCTAATACCTTGTAGTAAAGATTATCCCCAGCTTCATCCTTTGATCCGTCTACAATTTTTTTAGTAGTTGTATCTAATGTTTTGTCATTAATAAGTTTTTCTAGTTTAATTACCTCATCATCAGGAAATACAAAATTGTCAGATGAAAACGCCTCTTCAGCTATACTATCTAAATCAAAAGTACCTAACTCTGAATTAATATCAGTGACGGCTTCTTCCTCATAACCACCAGCTTGGTCAAGATTAAAGTCAGGAAATGAATCTGAACCAATATCATTGACAAGAGCTTCTTCCCCATAACCACCAGCTTCGTCAAGATTAAAGTCAGGAAATGAATCTGCTGGTGTGGGATTGTAAACAGCAGAATCTCTAAGTTCTTCATCTCTGTCAAAATCAATATTTGTGCCTTCTCCTATATCGGCAAAGTTAATGAAATCTCTAAGCGTTTCTGTATATAATTCTAGAGGAGAAGAACCATCTCTATATCTTTGTGAGTCTACGTAGTCTTCTTGGAGATAAAGCTTCTCCCCATCTCGATCAACTGCGTAAAAGTCCTCAGGTTTCTCAATTGCTCCATTGTGTAAAGCTATACGATTTAGCGTTTTTCCTTTTTCAATTTCTCCGTTTGGTAGCATGGAGTCAAATTTGCCTAAATCGTATATATCAGTAAATTTCTTCTCTAATGACTTTATGTAATCTTTAGAAATATTGGGGCCACCGCCCAAACCTGCATCACCGTCTTCATCAAAACCAAATCCGCCTGTATTAATAAATTTTCCATTAGAACTGCCGCCTACAAGAGGACTAGTTGGTCTTGCCCCTATACCAAGATCTTTTAAAATTTTTGCCTGTCTAAGAATCTCATCTTGTTCTGGCCCCTCAAATCTATTAAGGGGATCTTTTGTCTCAATATTCGTTAGTGAGTCATTATTCGTTAGTGAGTCACTTAAATCAAACATACCTGTTCCGTACATGTTTTCATCTTGTTCTGCCGCTTCTGTTTTTAGTTTCTCTGCCATGTCTTCACCTATAAGACCAGGTGTAGATACAGATTGGGGGAAACGATTTAAATCTCTTCCTTGTTCTACAAAACCTAACTCTGATCCTCTGTCTGATATTGTTGGCCTGACAGCAGGTTCTCTTGGAAAACTTGCATCATAAGGAGTCGGTGGAATATACCCCATAGCATCTCTAATAGGCGGAAACGGATCGCCGCTCAATGGCTCACTGGTTAATCCAGAACCTCCGCTACTCGCGCTAGTAAAAGTTGGAACAGCAGGTTCTCTTTCAAAACTTGCGTCGTAAGGAATTTCGTCAATAATATTATCAGACATGTCCTCACCAAGAGTACCACCTAATGAAGAATAAGGTTTGTTTGCACGGTTTAAATCTCTTCCCTCTTCCACAAAATTAAACCTGTTAGGATCTCTGGGTCTATTATTCATAGTAGCCATTGCATTAATACCCGCATCCTCCTGAAAAGGACCACCCCCAAGGTCACTTGGAGGAATATATGGAATATATCCCATAGCGTCTCTAGTAGGCGGAAACGGATCACCGCCCAAAGGCTCAGATGTTAATCCAGAAGATCCGCTAGAACCTATAGAAAAAACATCATCTCTTGGTGGAGCCATAGATGTGGCAGGTCTGTCTCTAAAACCTTTTGAAGCCCTATCTCTTTCAAAGGCATCAAGTTCTCTTGCATTTTGATCATTAATCCTAGCGCGTAATGCGTTAGAGGCTCCCTCATCACCATCTAAAGATAGTTGCTCTAATTCAGCCTCACTAAAGTCGCTATACATAACAGAAGAATCAAATCCTTCTCCGTCATCATCAAAACCAAACCCAGTTGATGTAGGTGTTTGATTCGCTAAATCCGCAGTGCCAAACATATCATTAGAAGGTAATGGAGTAGATGGCGTGTCATTTCTAACAAAGTCATCGGTTTTAGGATTGTAAGGCATATACCCCCTACTATCTTTCGTAGGAGCAAACGGATCTCCAGTCATTAAACCAGACGTTAATCCACTCGAACCACTCGACATATTCATATAATTACCAACAGTGTTAGGGTCAGAAACATCGAAATTAAAATCAGGGAAAGCTCTGTTCTTAAACTCCTGTGGAGCCGCAAATAACACGTCATCTGGTAAAGGACGATTAGCATCTATACGTTCCTTCATGGAGTTTACATACTCATCCGCAGATCCAAACGCACCAGATTTCGGAGGAAGTCCAAACTTGCTTCTAGCAAGAGCAAGACCATCAAGACTTTCCAGTCTTTTCGCTAATTCGATCCTAGAAGATACAGGATCAATATCTGAACCCCCTGCTGTAGAAGCTTCCCCACCAAGATACCCAACATCACTAGACTCTAAATTCCCGCCATCACCTGGAAAATTAGCGGATGAAAATTGAGGAATAGGTATTAGACTACCTGTTCCAGCATTTACAGTGTTACCACCAAAAATTTTTGACATCCTATCCATAACTCCGTCTGCAAAGACAGAATTATTTCCTTCATTTCCATAAAAATTTTCATTCGAATCAGGAGTCCCATATCCTTTAGTGCCTTCAAAAGTACCCTCAGCACTCTCAGAATTTAAAAAGTTAGACGCAGAATTACCCAAATTCGTCATGGATCTGTTATCCCTGCTAAAAGGATCTTCTAAACCACCTGTATTAGAAAATAACGGACCACCGCTCAAACCTGCATAACTATCTCGATTCGCAGTAGGATACTGCGTAGGCTCCTTATCATAACCAGCCGTGTTCATTACCTCTATCTCATCCGCAGGAGGAAACTGACCAGAAAACATAGACTCTAAAGCAGCCCTTTGATTTGCTTCCGCTTGCCTAGCATCCGCATCCTCACGATTCTGCTCTGCCTCTGCCTCTCGCTCCTCTCGAAAATCACGCGCCTCAGCACCAAAATTCTCAGAACCAGGGCCATCTGTACGAGCATACGCAGGAACTCCACCTGGACCAGGCTGACCAGAACCACCCATCTGCCTCAACATAGACTGCTCTTGAGGATCAATATACGCCAACATATGCGGCTGCTCTTCAATCATAGTCTGTCGAGGAACAGCTCCGCCTTGGTTATAAGGAACAGGAACAGCCGTGTTAGGAGCAAAAGGACCTACGCTTCTCGCAGTGTCTGGAAATCCTCTGTTCATCAGATTACCATTAAACGGTATTTTCGTGGCTTGCTGTATACCTAAACCTAGACCAGCAAGTTGAGGCTGCATTGGATTCACAGACATCAACTGATCTTGCTGTAAATCAAAAGTCTCCCGTGCGTCACTAGCAACTCCATCAATAAATGGATTGATCTGCTGATTAGTCTGCTGTTGAAGCTGTTGAGAAATGTGATTTCGAAGAGGCTGTAAAGCACCCTGAATACCACCCTGTAAACCCAAGTGCATATTATTACCACCAAAGCCACCATAGCCACCATAGTTCGGAGGGAGCATTTGATGAGGTCTGCCTAAGTTCATAGGAGGTAAGAATTGCTGCTGAACCATACCACCTTCCCGCATCCTCACAGGACCACCCCTGTTCAACGCTAACGGAGCAGTCGTGTTCATCTGCTGTAAATACTTGCTAAACTTGTCACGACCAGAAGAACTACCACCATAACCCGCAATACCAGAATTACTGCTGTTTAACGGAATCGGAGATCCTACCGGAGGAACACCACCCATCGGAGGCTGTAATCCAGGTAACGTAGGTGTCGGAGCAATAGGTTGAGTACCCGCCATCGGACTCATGCCCGTACCAAAACGTGGTGGAAATCCTGCCATAAGCCTTCTCCTAATAAATTATATAAAATACTCTAACACAGTAGTACCACTTTAATCAATATATTCTAATAAACCATTTTTCATCATACTATCCGCAAATAATTCCCTGCTACCATAATGATAATCACCACCATTCCACTCACACATCTCCATAGCCTTGCGCTTCATAAAAAGAACCTCCTGACTAGTAGTCAGTAT